GCCACGTCCTTTGTGGTTGATATGTTACAGTGGGTCGTTCGTAACCTGCTTTACTGAGGCAAAGCAAGGGGTTGTTCTTGGAGACTCTGGAGAGGAGCCATAGGAAGTGTCTGCTCTGGAGCAGGAGGACGCCCCAGAGGAACTTCAGGTTTAGCTTGTTCACGGTCGGAATCTTCGACCATCTTGTTGTACCCAACAGCAGCTTCGATCTGTCCAGCAGGAGTCTCCCCTTTCAGGAGACCCTTGGTGACTTCGAGATCACGGTTGCCACGGGCCTGAGCACCCATCTTCTCAACATCACGCTGATGCTTCGAACCGGTTGACTCCAGCTCAGTATCGAGAGCTTTGTTCTCAGCTTGTGCCATTGCTTCTGTTGCACGAGCTTTGTCGAGTTCAATCTTGGCTTCCAGCTCTTCAATCTGAAGTTCAGCGAGACGTTGCTGAAGCGGATCAGGCTGAGGCTCATAGGAGCGGATCTGCTCTGCCAGCTCAGGCATACGCTTGAGATCAGCAATCTGACCCAAGATGATCTTGCTCAAACCAGGGTCCATATCTGGACCGATTGTCTGGAGCATCATTCCCAAGTCTTGGCTTTTTTGCTCATCAACCTGTGCAGTGGAGATGTCCACGATCAGGTCAAATGCACCAGAGAGATCTTTTCGTTTGATTTCAACGAACTCACGGTTTGTGACCCGAATGACTTCTTTCTCTTCGAGGAAGAAAGCGTTCATCGAGATGATCTTGCGGCCAATCAGACGCATACCTTCAGCCAGACGACGAAGGATACTCATCTCACGTTGGCCAGCCGCATCCAACGCACCAGAGATACCACGAGCAACTGGGCCATAGGCTTCGCCAGTGATACCACCTGAGAAACTCTTGACCCCGGACAGACCTTCAGCTTCGGCGTTCTGGAGCTGCATCATGGTCAGTGCAGAGTTGGGGATCTCAGGATATTGCATCTGTTGGATGGCAACACGAGGATCCTCATTTGGGTTGAATTCAAAATCTTCACCGTTGGTGAAACGCTTCCGGTTCACTGAATCCAGGAAACCTTTGGAATACCCAGACTGAGCATTCGCCGAACGACCCAAAAGGTCGATCGTGCCACGAGTGACAGCACCAAGGATACGCTGGTTGTCCTGGAGGAGAGAAGCATCTGCTTCGCCCCAGATTGAACCAAGGATAGGCATGTAAGGAACGATGACGAACGGAGGCTTCCGGTCAGGGAAAGGGTTCTCTGCGAGCTGGATCATCGTGTCACCGATGAACGTGGCCACGATTGGGATCATCACCCCATCATCATGGACATCCCACTCACCCCAGTATTCATAGACCAGCACTTTGGACTTGTCCTGATTCAGACGACCGTCTGCAATCGGAGTTGTTGTCTCATGATCTGGATCACCGACCTGAGCTTTGATCTGGTTTGCACCCCAGTTCACATCGTCCAAGTTTTTGTAGATACCACGTTTTTTGAGTTCCGACTTTGTGGACTCAAACGTAGAAATCATGAACTGAGCATCTTCCCACTCACCATCGCACGAGGGATCAATGAAGAAGTTCGCAACATCAATAATCTTCAGAGATGGTTGATTGTATGTGATCTTGTTCTCTTGGACCCACTCTTCACCAATCTCAACAGCCACAACCATTTCCTGGTTTTCCAAACCAAACTCTACGGCGGCCCGAAGTTCATCCGGGATAGATGGATCAGCTTCCCATGCTTCAGGATCAGATGTCGCCATCTCAGTTGCCTGAGCCAGCATCTGCATACCTTCTTCATCACCCATTTCCAGTTGGGTATATTCATACACAGGCTTGAGAACTTTGACCTTTTCGGTCTTACGTTCCCAGCCCACACGCACAACGCAAGTACCCTCATCCACAGTCTTGCGGACGTACCGGTCGATGAAATCGACTTTGTTGAGCTTCGTGTCAAACTGCCAGTTGAGAATCAACTGGTTCTGGTCGGCTGCTGCTTTGTCTTCAAAGGTACGGGGGTTGATGTTGAACATACGTTCCGTGTTCAGGAATGGTTCACTCAACGCAGGATAACGCCATTCGTTGTGCTTCCGGATCAGCTTTGGCTGAACAGAAGAGCGTCCAACTGTTTTGGTTTTCTTGCCTGACTCAGCACCAGTGGTGTTACGGAGGTTCAACCAACCATCGACGTTGCTTTTCTGGTCTGTGTTTTCTTGCCGTGCATAATCCAAATCTCCTTTGAGATCTGCGACCGACGGTTCGATTTTCCAGTCTGTGAGTTTCTCACTCGCAACTTTGTTCAGATCCGAAGGGTTGTAGATTTCAGACACAGGGTCGTTGTCCGTCTTTTTAGACGAAACATCGTTCTCAATCATGTCGTTGTCATTTTTCACGATTCGACTCCTAGTTTCGAAAGATCTGAATGAGTTGTTGGTTTGCGTCTACAGTAATTTGTTTCTCAACGCCACATTCAATAAGTGCATCGCCAAGGCGACCCATTCGGATTTCATCTGAACCAACAGTGGAACCTGATACACCCTTGATCACGTCCAAAGGATGTGGACATGGTTCAGCCACATCAGTCGGAAGTTCCTGGACTCGGACCCCACCGACGTTCGAGCCGCTGCATCCCCCCAGTGGTAGCAATGCCAGGCTTGTTAGAATCAGGAGCCGCAATGGCTTCTTTTTCAAGTGCATTGATCAAGTCCTCTTTTTCACGTTGAATCTGGCGAAGAGCTTCTGTCTGCATCCGTACCACATCTCCGAGATCCAGCAATTCTTGTTGTTTCTCGGCTGTGCGATCGGCGATCTTCTGAATCTCGCTGACAGATCCTTTGTGGTATCCATAGGCAAAAGTCCCGCCCAACAGGGCGAGACCTCCAACAATCAACACAACGTTCAGATACTGTTTCATTCGAATTTCTCCAACATACGAGCACGAAGAACGTTTCCGATTTTCACTGCATCACTTGGTTTGTCATAACCAGGAAGAACCATGTAATCCCATTTGTTTCTCTGTGCGACACCCAGAGTTTGCTGAACTTCAGCATGGCTTAGAGTTGTCCAAGGAGAGACTGGAATGTTGTATTCACAACAGATCTCCCAGGTTTTCTCCAGCATCGCATCGGTGCCTTCCCATGTGATCGGGTGGCTGCCCCACTTCATTGGCCAACCATTGGCTCCGGCCATTGCATCTTGAGAGACTCCGACCCAGCCAGTGTTCATCGACTTCGTGTGCGATGCACCAATACCTTTGCGCCAGTCATACATCACCTGTTCGGCGATGGTGCTGTTCCCGTCGTAGATGTTGCCTTTGGTGTCAGTCAGGAAGTTGTAAGCCTCCTTCTCCAGCTCGATTAGACCATTAGCTCCAGCAGTCCAGTGCCAAACGACGCCTCGTACACCACGATCGAAAAGATCCTCTTGTTTCCGGACCTTACGAACTTTCATGGCTTCAGCGATACCAGCTCGTGTGTTGGGACCGGTCATCCCATCCACAGTAAGACGTGGTGCTTGCAAAATGGCGTTCACACGCCCTTGGTACTCACGAGATGCATACATTATTATTCTCCTACAATTTCTGTTGTTCCCTCTTCGGGATTGAAAATAAGACTGCAAGTTTCTGGTGTTTCATCAGAAACCCGTGTGTCGATAGTCACAGAGATATAACGAACGCAGACCTTAAATGGTTTAACTGGAACCAGAGGTGGCTCTGTCCCATCTGATTGGTCGAAGAAAGCAGCCCATGTCCACAGACGTGGGTTGTCTTCATCTGTTGAATAATTGCCTGTACCACGACGAGTTGCCAGACGGTTGTCGTCAGCATCTCGAATGATTGCGATCCATGTTGCTTCAACCAGAAGAACTGCATCAGCATCATATAGAAGCATCGGACGCTCATAGTTGTCTGTCTGGATCACTTCCACAGTCGCTTGGATAAATGGACGCTCTTTGAAATACTTGTCACCCACTGGACCCACCATTGGGAAGACCAGCAGCATTACAATGCCAATCATCAGTCCTATGATAAGAACCTTAAAATCATCACGATTTCGGGTTGTGCGTTCAGCACGAAATACTTTCGAATGTTCATCAGTCATTTTCTTCCCCTTCTTTGGGTCCGGAAATGAACCGCTCAACGAGCGTCACTGCCACCAATCCGATAAGGAAGGAGGCGGCTGTAAGAGTCCCCAAAGCTCCAGCCATATTTTCTGGTAGTTCACCGATCCATGGTTCCATGATGACCGGTGCTACTACGCCAATACCAAATGCAACTGCTCCACCAACGAACACGACCCGGATTCCTTCACGCCATGTGGTCTTCAAAACCACTGCACGTACAGAACCACCCAACATTCCCATGAATGTCAAGATACCTGCTCGTTGGTTGAATACCTCAAGAATAAGGTTAGGGTCTTTTTCCGACATTACACAAAACCTCGATCTGTGAATTTATCACTTTCATGAGTTTCCGAGGTTGAAGAGAGATCTTTCATCTCATCTTCGCCGATATGCCGGAGGTAGGCTGCGTAGTAGCTATCGCCTTTGGCTGAATGCTCAGGACCATTCATGTGGGAGATATACAACGCTGCAACGAATAGTTGCAAGCCCGTCTCCAAATTTGGTGGCAGATTGATCTCACCCGCACTCAGGATAGTGGGATGCTTCTTTTGGTAGCGGATCCGAACTCGACCAACATCAGGAGATGCAGTCTTTGTGAACTCTTCGATCTTTGCATCTGTGAAACGCATCGTGTTGAACGATGGTGTCAGAATATGACCATTGCTGTTCAGCGTGTGACGTTTTCCTTCAGAATCAAAGAGATCCAGGAACTTAATGAACGTGTCATCAGTGAACGTATCTTCGACGGAGTCTGTCAGCGTCCCACCAACATTGGCTTCTGTGAACGGGTAGATGTTCTGCCCATCGACGAATGTCAGATCGACCTGTCCTTTGAAAAGCGGGAACCGTGTTGAGAGATCAACCAACCCCTGGTTGGTAAGGCTGAGGATCGTCTGGTAATACTCAGGACAAATGACGCCCATGTTCTCATCATCCACCGCAGCGGTGTTTTTGAGTTGCCCAGTTGCGAGACGTTGACTGAAATTCTGAAACGTGATCATTGGCTTACCTTTATGGTTAGATCAGACCACGTATGATCCGTATTCGGATTCATCTGTATCATCTGATGTCAAGAGGTTGCTACCCCAAATTTGGTGAGACCGAACGGTGGAATCGTCCCCATCGTCTTGTGTCTCGCTGTTGGGTTTCCAAGGATTCATGTACTGCAACATCGAAACTGTGTCGATGCAGTCATCTTTGCCTTTGATGCCGTCCTTGGTTGCAAGGGCGATTTGTTCAAGGAAGATACTCAATTCCTGTGAGTTTTTCAATTCTGTCGGAAAGAAGATCTTTCCTGACTTGAACAGAGGCACTACCATGTTGAATCGAGCCAGTTTATCTGTTGTTGGCCGGATTCCTGATTTACCTTTTTGGCGTGTCAGGTTGAAGAACTTGTTCCGATAATTCATCTCATTCATGAGCCATTGGATAAAGCCCTGCTGCTGGCCAGAGATCTCGATGCCCACACCTTGTGGATCATACTCATCCACGAACCCGAACAACTGGTCGATCGCTTTGTCCATGGTTTGGCGAACGACGACTCCGTCCACCCAGTGCCATTCTGACGCAGCGCTATATGCCCACACAGACTGAACGCTATAATCGGCTGTTTGTTTTGAAGAAGTTGCAAAGTCCGTCGTGATGTAGAAATTGTAGTTCTGCTTCTTTTGGAGAACCGGTGCTCGTGGCCGCCAGAGGATCTCTGCTTCTTGAACCAAGCGAGACTCATCCGATGTAATCCGCAGCATCATCTCCTGGCGGAATGATTTGAGTTTGCCTTCTTTCTTGGCCGACTCATACTGCTCTTTCACGTACTCATATGTGAACCGGTCTTCCCAGGCTCCACGGAACTCTTTTTTGCTGCATGGGAACTTCTCACAGATCGGCCACACGTTGACGTGCCATGCCCCGGACTCGATCGCTTCATAGACGATGTCGTTCTTGTTGAACGGTGTCCCATTCATGATCATCTTGTTTCGTGTTGGATCCAACGCATATTGGACGCCGGAATATACCGTGTCCTTGATGGCTTCCATTGCTGTGTTTGATTTTGAGTCAGCATCTGAAACCAAGTCATCCATGACGGCCAGCACTGGTCGTTTACCGAAGATCTTCGTACCACGGATACCTGATTTGGCACCGAACATCTTTACACCCAGACGGTGTCCACGCTTGTTCTCAAATTCAAGATAGTTCTCTGTGAACTTGGCATATGGAATCCAGCTTTGAAGAAATTCCGAATTGTTGTATCGGAACTCAATCGAGTTCCGTGCTGACTTCACACCGTTGTCCATGCTGTCCGAAATATACAGCATTCCTGAAACAACCCCGAAATTGGGGAGTGTCCCAAACATGGCCAGATACAGAACCAGATATTCCATGAAGAGCGTCGTCTTCGCCGTACCACGAGCACAGAGGTTCGCAATCTTCTTCTCGCGTCCGGTCAATTTATCCAGCATTGCCAAGTGCATGACTGGAGTTTTGTTGTCTTCGCCAACATCTCCGTTCACCAGCTTGATGAAGTTCATGAATTTCAGTGAGAACTCGCTGGGGATGTATCCAGCGTGGCTGTTGAGCATCATGAAGTCTACCTCGTTGAGGTAGTCATCGACGGTCTTCTCTGGGACGAAGTCTGGCTGCTGGATCATGGATTCACCGTTTTCATTGGCAACGCAGCGATGTCATTCGCCGACGTGTTGGGATCATGCTCAATGAGATTGAGTTGTTTCCGTGACATTTCAACCAGTTGCTGTTCGAGAGCTGCCATACCATCGTTCATGGCAATGTCCACTTTCAACTCTGATTTGTGGATCTCTGGTTTCTTCAGGTGAGTCAGCAAACTGTTCGCTGCGTCGCTCCGGACTTTGGGAGAAACATCAGTGTCCATCATCAGCTCATACTGGGTGTTGATTGCTTCCTGGAAAACATCCTGGTTCAGGATCCAGGTTGGAACCATGGCACGCTCCATGATTTTCGTGACGAGCTGGCCTTTGTTGTAAGCAGTCACCATGGAGGCAATGTCTTTTGGTTGTCGGCCTGCGTCCTTCATCGCTTGGTAGCGATCGGGGAACGTAGCTTTATACGAGTCGATGTTCGTCTTGCCCATGATCTTGTGGGAGACGTACATCACAGCTTGGACGTAATCACCGACCTTGTATCGACCTTCTTGCAAGACTCCGGAGAATGTCACAAAGTTATCTCGGATATTGCGAGCCTCTTCCGGATCTCGTGAGAGAGCGTTCAGTTGGTTCACCATATCTTGAGTGATATTGTGTCGGTGTTGTGCAGGAAGGGATTCCTGAACTGCGCCCAGTGTCAGCATTGCCTGATTACCTCATAGTGTGTTAAGCGATTTCAATGGTCCGCCTATAACCTGAACTTAGACTGGAAAGCAACAAAATGGCAACATGCACAACCAATTACACCTGCACCCCCGTTTGGTACACTTCAGTCGATTCGACCGAAGGCGGTGGTGAGGATGTCATCTCCTACGCGGCTGGGCCGAGTGCGGTAGATCTCAACGTGACTTGTATTGTGAATACTGGGGACATCCAGTTTCAGGTCAAAGACCAGAACGATGTTTGGTTCACTCCAACAGAAGCATCTTACACGGTACTGGCTTCGAACTGTGTCCGTCTCCCACGGGCCAACATGCCAGACATCCGGATCCTCGCCACTGGCGATGCGACCTTCTCTGTGGCTGGTGATCTCCGCAAAGGATAAGATATGCCCGTAATTTATACCAATACCCAGGACGAGTGGAAACGTCGTCGTATCGACGTTCGCCACATCAACCCGTCCATCATGGAAGGTGAACGCGGGCATACCTCAATGCTGGGTCAGGGTTCTGCTGTTCCAATTGTTCGGTATGCCCCGACCTTTCTTTTCCCTCCATATCTGACTGGTGATTCCAAGATCCCATCAGTGTTGACGGTTAATCCTGGTGTCATTGACGCCAGTCCCAAAGCAAACATCTTTTACCAATGGTATGTTGACGGAGTCATGTTGATCGGTGAGACCAGCAAGACACTCACAACCAGTCTTTCATTCGATGATGTTGAGATCACCTGCGAAGTCACAGCCGTGAACTTCCTTGGTGTTGATATTGGTCTTACAAATGGTATCACTCCAGGTCTGGTCGAACCCATCATCAACGAAGAGTATCTCACGTATGCTGTTTCTGGTCTGAGCCAAGATTTGAAACAGAACATGTTTGACCACAAGACTCTGATCACCACAGGTATCTCGATGTATCTACGAACAGATGTTCAACAACAAATCATTTTGATTCCCACAGGTATGTGGGTTGAGCTTCGTGATGATGTCATGAGTGGAACAGGTGCTGTCATCACTGGTCTTGGTGGAGATGAAGGTGGACAACTCTATCACAACGAAGCCTATGTGATTTGGCAGCCAACTCGTCTTGCTGATCTACCATTGATCAACCCAAGTGCAGACCTTG